AATTCTCGATTCTCTTGACAGCCTCTGAGAAGCCCTGTTAGGATCTCTTAAGCCCTGACCCAGGCTAGGGCTAACCGCCTGTCTTCAAGGATTAGTCCTTTTTGATAAGCGTCTCGGATAAGGCCTGACTGGGGCAAACGGAGAAAGGCTTACTTTCTTTACCCAGCCATAGCGTTTTATTCGATGTCCTTTGCAACAGCATCATGCTTAAAAGTTTCGCATTAGCTACACTCGCTGCTACCACCATCTTCGCTGGTATTTCACAACCATCCGAAGCTGCAACTCGGTGCGGAGTTGCAAGTCACTATGGCGTAGGAGACGGGTATGGTTGGCAAATTATGGCCAACCAGCGCCCCATGGATCCATATGCTTTGACTACAGCTACTCCGCCCAGTACTGGCATTCGTTTTGGAGCTCGTATTCGAGTTACCAACCAAGACAACGGCCGCAGTATTGTGGTAACTAACACCGATAGTGGCCCATATCACGGTGGTAGAGTTCTTGATCTCTCCTATGGAGCGTTTTCAAAAATCGCATCGCCGAGCTCGGGAACAGCACGAGTTTGCTATACGGTTCTAAGCTGATAGTGCGTTTGGCAGGGAGAAATCCCTGCCTTTCTTTTTACTATGAAAACTTCTTGTTAACTGAACCCAACAAGTAACACAAAGTATTACAGTCAGACATAATATCTTCAAGAACATTCAAAAGACCATATTCAGATTTTTCATCGGCCTTCTCGTGAAGCTTTCCAAGAGCTTCTTTTAGATCTTTAACAAGTGAGCACAGTTCTTCTGCCAGTTCAGCAGGAGTACCCCATTCTACTTCAGGCACTTCGGTAAAGATGCTTGCAGGAATCTCTACCCCAGTACCTCTAGCTTGTTCGGCAACTTTGTCAATCTTGGAGTCCGAAATTTCATAGACTTTCTCAAAGAGAAGGTGAAATGGATAAAAATCCGTGCCATCAACATTCCAGTGAGCTAGTTTAGCAGCACCGGTGAGGTTATTTTGGGCGGTCAAAACGTCAATGAACTCTTTTTCCATGGTGAAGTTGCAGGTGGAGGGGGAAGGGGAGAAGCAAAGGTGACAGCTTAAGTAGCCTTTTCACCATTATATACTCTTCTTGTCTCTATATCCACCTTCTGATAGGAGCTTGTATCTGGGTCAGTGTTTGGTAAAGTGTCAACAGAGTTTCTCCACAACCCTATATCAATGTTAAACTTAAGCCATGCTGGAATATCTTGACCAGAATCAATACCCTCTCTAGTGCATTTCCATACATTAGACAAAGACCCGGTAACTACCTTAGTTTGGTCAATTGTACCATCATCCTTAACTGCAGAAAGTGGTACAAAAACGTAGGTAGCTGATCCATCTCCTGGATTACTGCAGTTGATCGATAACCTGTCTCCAATAGCCCTCTTACACCGGGAATCTTCAACCACAAATTTCTCAATCTGGTCTACTCCAGTGGTTCTTCTCCATACGGCTAAACCTGTCTGTCTGCTATCTTCTCCAGGAGTAACTAGACATTTACGGCTTGGGAGAAAATCACCCACGTTAACCGGATCAAAAGCAGCGCATGGTTGTGAATAAAACCTACCATCGTGCAGTAGAACTGAGATGGAATAAGTCTGCTCGTAGATAAACTGAGACGACTCTTTTGTTACCTGCACAAATCTTTCCGGACCTAACTCAAACCCAGTCTGAAATTCTAAACCCGGAATTTCTGGAACCCACCCATTTATAGAGTCAGCCAGAATATCTAATATTGGCAAACAAAAAGAGTGTCCCTCTCTCTGAGTTTGTTTCTGGACTAGTGTGAGATTATACGTTAATGTTCTAGTCCTTACTGTTGGGATGTATGCACCCTTGTTTGGATTCTCGGTCGATGCACCTGTCCATGATACAATGATCATTGCCTGCTCTGCCACCCTGCCGGATTGGTCCAGCTCCTCGGCCAGGCGCAAGACTACGGCACTCTGTCCTAAGGCGGAATGCACCCTTTTATGGAGCTGGTTTTCGATCTCCAGAAGCATTGGAAGTATGCTATAATACCTGAGAATAAGACGGTTTACGTCTCTTTTAGCTTTCAACGAATGCAACTCCATGTAGCCATTTTATTCGTAAATTCCGTCCTTTTGACCATTACGTTTATGTCGACTATTTTGCTTGCAACAATTATGGGTGGTTATTTGTTGAAAGCTCTTCTAGTTACCGAGGAAACCAGCAGCCATGGAAAATCAAGTTCACTGGGAAAATAATCTCGACGAGGGCTACACTTGCAAAGTGATCAAAAAAGCACCTACTTACGGAGAGCTATTTTTAGAGAGCTTGGAAACCGGTAAGTCAGAATTTATCTCACTTGTCCCAATTCAGAGAAAAATCTCTATTCTTAGAGGGCTAACTAAAAATGATCACTAAAAGTCTCAGTAAAAGACTACAAGCTCTAGCCCTCTCTTCTACTTCTCATCGTAGAGTAGGATGTATTTTAATGCGGAAAGGTAAAATACTAGTTAGTACAACTAATATGGATGGTAAAACTCATCCTAAGCAGTCGTATTTTGCTAGTAAAGCTGGGGAGCCTTACAGAATATCTCTACATGCTGAAATGAGAGCGCTTTTAAATAAAAAATCAATAGAATGTGATACTCTTATTGTATGTAGAGTAAATAAAAATGGCAAATTTTGCATGTCAAAACCTTGCCCAGTATGCCAACTTGCAATAGCAGAATGCGAAAATATTGAAAGAGTTATTTACTCTACAGATGATGAAACTTGGGAGGAAATGTAACTAAAACTCTCCACCAGATACAAAATCCAAAAGTTCCCAAAATCCTGTAGTATGGTTATAAGCGAGCATGTCACCAGGTACCGGAGAACGGCTAAAGTTTACATCGGCCAAATTTCTGAGCTTTCTAGTGGCCTCCAGGTTCATAATGTATTGTCTTAGCTCACTGGCACTCTGCTTGTAGGGGGTTGAATCTGGAAAAACACCGATATTGGAAAAAGTTAAGCCCATCAGGCCATTGTTATTGTAGCCACATCCTGAGTTAGTAACATTAGACATTATCATTATGTTACTAGACCACCCTGGATTAATGGGGTCGTATCCATAGAACTGATTTTCGTCTGTGCCTAACATTGTTAATCTCCTAATCAGAAGCTATCAGCTTCCTGTAAACCACCGCCGTAAGTGCCAATATCCCCGTCAGTATTTTCAACCACTAATATATCTCCTTCTTCTGGTGTTACTGCGTTTTGAGTATCAGAGAACGAAGCAAGGTCTCTTGTAGTTTCTAACTCATCAAATAGACGATTTACACCCAGTGTGCTATTGCCTATAATAGTGACAGGTCTTCTATTAAAGTCACCATTAGGTTTGCGTGGAGTCACGCTGTTTGTAACTGTAGCACCCCTCCTCTTATAGGGATTCCAACGGTTGTTAGTTCCCCATCTCGTCTCCCATCTGGCGAGAGAAGCATCAGTGAAGGAGCGTTCTCTTTGTGTACTGGACATAGTCATAGCGCAATTGCTATTCCAATATCCGTAAGCTTCTTGCCATTTAAACCCAGAAGATTTACCATCTTGAGCTGACCAAAGATCAAGTTGCTTAAGAGCTGCTTCTTTCGATGAAATTGTTAATGAGAACAGCAGCATCGTTTAGGGCTACTTGGGTTCTCTGCGCATTTACTTTGTTGGAAGTGGGATCCTCTAAGTTGGAAAGCTCTAAGGCCTCGTTAAAGCCAAAAACCTCAATAAAATAGTCAACATCTGCTGGATCGCAGTTATTAGCTACTCCGTAGGCATCGGGTGGTGGCGTGTACGGGGCCATTAACGTTGTAACATTATTTCTAAATAGCTTTCAACCAGTGAGTAGATACAAAAAAAAAACCCACCCTTTCGGGTGGGAGTTACTTGCTAATTAGGCTCAGGCGCCTACTGGGTTCAGAAGAACTGCACCAGCACCGCAACGGCCGGTTTCGCCCATACCTACTAGCTCGAAAGAACGCTCAACAATGAGGTCACCTTCAAATACTCTACGGTCTACGTTAAATCTCTCAGGGGTGGAGATTGGGTATCCAGCTAGAGTGTAAGTGTATGCAAAAGCGGGGTTGCCATAGTTGGCATCTAGAGCAGGAGTGAAGCCATCAGTACTACCGCTCGGGTGGTAGAAGAGAATAGCAACGTTGTTGTAAACGTTCTCCAGTGCTCCAGTGGTCTGGTTGAGCTTCAGACGACGTGCAACACGGATCTCGTCAAGTCCATAAAGCTCTGCAAGAGTCTTCTCATTGACGAGTACGCCACGCTGCATGAAATCACGGATTCTCTTGTTTCTCTTCAGAGCGTTAAAGGCATCGGGAGACAGAACAAGCTTGTTAGGATAACAACCGATCTGGCTACGGACTTGCTCCTTGAGATCATCCATTAGAACTTCGGTGTCGGAAGTCGGGCTGCTGAACTGGTCTGCACCACTGTTGTAGGTGGACAGGTCGAGGACGTTACCAGTCTCGTACTGGGTGACATCAAGAACTTTTTCAGCAACTTGAACTTCCCAGGACTGCATTAGGCGGTTAGCGGCATCCTTGGCGGCATAGGCGCGAAGGTCGATAGCAGCGGCACCGTTCTTAGCTTCAGCAGCATTCTCCTCAGTGATCTGCCAAGAAAGGGCTTCTTGGCGGAGTGAGAAGTTCCGAGTTCCGAACTCGTTGCTAATCTTCTGGATGTTAGTACCAGGAGCACGTAGGAAACTCTGGGCAGCAAAGGCTTCTTTGCCGAATACCAAAGTCTTACCAGCCCGAACGTTCATAGAAACGGCGGGAGCGAAGAAAGTAGCAACACCTTCTGCGTTACGGTATCCCTGTGCAATTTGCGTTAGAATAGGGTCAATAATTCTAACTTGGTCAAGGTTCATCATGGTAGTTAATCTCCTTAGATTCAGGCGCCAGCTTCGTTACCGAGCTTTACGCGAATATACTGATTAGCACCAGCAGTGCCAATCACATCAAGAGCACGACCCATGATTACACCAGCACCAGCAGTGCTCGAAGCAGTGCCAGTAGTGGTGGAGTATACGGGAGCGTCTACAGCAAAAGTAGAGGTGCTATCTACTTCAACGATTGCAATACCGCTGGTTACAACGGAGAGGACGTTTTGGTAGGGGAATACACCAGACTTACGAGGAGTGGTGGAAGGGTTGCTCTTGCCTTCATAGGTACCAGGCCAGATATAACCAGTAGCACCACTGATGGCAGCAGCAGGAGCAGGCAGAACAGTAGCAGCGGTGTCGCTAGTACGGGCCATAACTCTGAACAGTTGACCATTGACGCTGATAGTGGCGCCAACAGTTAGTTCTGGATCAAAGTTAGTACCGGTACCGGTAACAACACCGGCAGTTGAAATTGCCAGAGTTCCGGTTAGAGCGGTGAGAGAGGCATCTTTTACATTATAGCCTTTTTCGGTCAGTTGACCTTGGCCATAGAGTTTGAAGATGCTAACGCCAGCAGCGTATGCACCTGCTGAAGCAGGGTAGGCTCCGTCTCTCTTAACGAAGCGGCAGCGTTCGACACCATTAGCAAGAGCAGTAGAGTTCGTGATGGTTACGGTCTCTACATACTTGTGGTCAAACGACATGTAACGTGGATCAGTTGCCATTATACTGAAGTTTTGACTGAAGTTGGAAACATAAAGACGAGTCTCTATGAACCTGTAGTAGTCCCCTCGTGTAACCAGAACAAATAGCTCTTGTCTGTCTATTTGCCGAAGTTTAACTCCGTTGTTACAGGGATTACGTTAAGAAGGAAGGGGATAACAAGTATCCCCTATTTTAATCGTAGACTCAGATTCCTTCTTCAAAAACGAGTCTTACGGCAGACATATAGTCTACACCTTTTTGCTCAGAGTACTCTAGAGCTTTCTCATGGATGGCTGCGTTTGCTTGATCGTACACATAGCCTTCAACGTTTGGCTTCTGAACTTTCGCTTTTTTAGGCGGAGCACTAGCCGGAGTAGCAACTTCAGAGAAGGAGACCATGGAGGGTAGGCTTTCAAGCACATTCTTCATGAAGTCAAACTGTGAAGCTTTACCAGTTTCGCTAAAGTTTACAGAGTTTTTAGGGTTAAGGGTTTCCATGAAGCGCACCAGATCTTTAATAGGTGCCACTCGTTCGGTCAACTTTCCTTCGCCATAAAGCTTTTCACAGAAATCGGTAATCTCCTTCTGACGCATTAGGCGTCTCTGGGAAGCGAGTTCTTCTTCTAGCTCGGAAACTCTGGCAGCCAATGGATCAACTGTCTGAGATTCCTCGG